TATCCATCCAGATGCCATACCAGGTCGGCCCACCGTCCTTTTTCGTGGGATAGCGCCCCACCCGGTGCGTCAGGCCATCGATCACAGCCTTCGGCAGCTCTCGAGCCTCGTTCACCCAGGCACCAGTCAGCTCTAGGGACAGCAATTTCCTTACATCCTGCGGCGATGTAAGGGCCATGAAGATAACTTCACAGTCGATTCCAGCGGCGCCATCCCGTGCTGGCAGTTTTAGGTGGTGTGTGATTGGCGGCTGCCAGCGGATCCCGCCCCAGATATCCTCTGGGAATAGCTCTTGCCAGGTCTTGATGGTGGTCGTGCGCAGCTCGGGATATGTATTTCTGACAATCACAAACCTGGAGTATCTGATGCCATCACGCGGACTGGGCTTTTGGTTCACAGCCCGCAACATTATCTCGGCTGCGCAACCATAGCTCTTACCAGAACCCACTGGCCCCATCAAGCCTCTCACAAAGCTATTATCGTGCAGAAATTTCCACACGGTTGGGCTGTTCGAGAAGTCCAGATCCATGCTCGGCAGTGTCACGATATCGTCCCCCTGAACGGAATAGACGTTGTGCGCTCGGCCCGCGCCCGCTCCACATTCTCTCTCAGCAAAGCAATCTCGTTCTTTAACCGCCCAATCTCGGCTTTCAGCTCAGAGATCTGCTCAGAAACCTTAATGAACTGTCGATCAACTTCCGCCATGTCGTGCTAACCTCCCTAGATCTTCTATCCAGTGCAGCGGGATATCCTTCTTCCCCCGCAACATTTCACCGATCGTTGCCTCAGAGCGACCATAGCGCTGGGCGATCTCTCGAGGGCTAAGTTTCACTTTCACCATCAGCTCCCCCAGCTTCTTCGCCGTGGGATCTACGGGAGCTGGCTCTCTCTGCTTCTTCGACATCAATAACCTCCTCATATGTCGTTATAGGATCCGCATCCTCGATCAGCTCAGGACCGCGCATATTGATCCCAATGATACTCGGCTTCTCCTGGTTAGCCTCAGCATCCAGCAATCCGCTCGCCTTCGCCAGCACCCGCAGCGTAGCCACCTTGTCAAACAACTCAATCGTCACGCGCCCATCAGGACCAGCCGTTATCTTCTTAATCGCGCTCAGCGCCTCGGGCGGGATCTCGTCAATGTCCTTAACCGTTCCATCCAGATTCACTATATCCGTGATATTCGTCGTTCCAATCTTCAGCAGCTCAGAAGCAACCACTTCCTTGTTGTGATACAAAGTCTCCGATCGACCAATCCGACGCTGCACCAACCGCACACCGCCAAACCGACCAATCGGAGGACGCTTATCAGATCCCTTAGCCATTCACCCTCACCACGGAATATCGTCATCCAGCCCCTGAGAGGCCGCTGGAGCGCCATTGTCGCTCCCAGATGACTCCCCATACCCAGAAGGCGTGAAGCCCTCTCCACGGCCCTCTCCGTCGCTCTCAAACAGGGTTAGCCATATCTCCCCATCCTTATTCGGAATCGGCAAGCTCTCCAGCTTAATCCTTACAGCCTTCCCATCCTTCTGAAAGGCAATCCCATGACGAAGCCACACTGGCTTGTCTCGGCCCTCAATCTCTTTGGCTTGGCTTACTGTAAAACGCTTCATTCCGTCTCTCCTCGTTTTTCGGAAAATATTTTCGTGAGGCCCCCGCACACAAGAGCGCGGGGGCGGGGGGAAAGGGGTGGGGTCGCACGATCGGCCCCTCCCGCGCCCGATAGGGGGGTGGCATCTGCTGCTGCGCCCCGTCACCAGGCCAAGCGACCGTTTGGCTCGTTGACATCATGCCCGCAAGCTCCTCTTCAGACCTTGGAGCAACTTGTTCACCTCTGCGCTCTTGCTCTTGCCCAGCGCACGCTTCACTGGTTCCTGAAAGTATCCGATCCCTCTGGCCATGTCTCTGCTGTTGCTCCTGCAATACTCAACATGGCTGGTCAGGATCTCTTTCCAGGCATCAGGCTCGAGTCCCTGGCTGACCCAAGTCACCATCATCTGCTCATCCCGTTCCTGATACTGTCGAGGCGTGCCATAAGCATCAGCAACTCTTAGAAACATCACACACATCATTCTAGCCTTATCTTTATACTCGTTACTATTACTCGTTAATGTCTCGTTCTGTGCAACCTTAGAAGTTGCAGGGGGTGCAACCTCAGAAGTTGCACCTTGGTGCAACCCATCAGGTTGCAGGTCAAAGGTGCTGACCTTTTCTTTCCCCAGGTTATTCACAGCGTTATTCACAAGGCCAGCTTCTCTTTCTGCGAGGTCCATTTGCTCTCTTGCCGTTAGGTTTGAGCGTGCTTCTTCCTCATCTTTGACCTGTTCATCGTAGATCACTTTGACGGTATTGGTGGTCTGTCCTTTGTATTGCTTCTTGGCATAGACCAGGTAGCCGAGATCGAGCAGGCGCTTGATCTGCTTGTTGGCTGCTTGTCGTGAGATGCCCAGGTCTTTTGCTATTCGTGCTTGTGACACGAATGTGCGGCCCAGCTCGTCGGTGTAGCTGCACATGACAGCGAGGACGGCGAGTGCGGCGGTTCTGTTGATCTCTGGATCCTGGACGGCGCGAATCGGAAGGATCGAATACTTCCTGAGATCCTTGTTTCTGAGCGTCTCTATTTTTTGCATATTGTTTATTACTCATCGAAGAACACCGTCGCAATGAGCAGTGGCTGGCCGTAGCGCTTCTCGACCTCGAGCTTCGAGACGAGTGCGTCGTCTTTGAATACGATACCGTTCATGGCATCGAGGGCTGCCTTTGCTATGTTGTCGATGTCTGGTTTGCCTGGTCTGTAAATGCTTCCCTTGAGGAGAGCTGCTTGTTGTTTGTGTTTTGGCCAGCTCTTTGGGATCTCGAATTGGGCCAGGATAACCACACGACATGGCACCTCTGTCGGCTCCAGCTCGGCATCTCTCATGGCCTCGAGGGCGACACGGCGCAGCTCTAGCTCATAAGCCTTGGTCTTGGCTGGTGTGTATGTGCGCCCAGCGCGGGTGAACCTGGGCCTGCCCTTGCCGATCGGCTGGCCGCTGAGAACAACGTGGACGCAATTAACCATTAGTTAGCCCCTCTGGCCGCGCCTGCGGGCGCACGGTCTTTGATACGACGTCGGACTTGTGGCAGCGCATCATAATGTCTTTGCCGTAGAGACGATAGATTGTTTCATAGAGATCGCCGGCGCCGCGCATGGCGGTCTCGCAGCTGGCTTCGCTGTCCAGCCAGATCGTAGCATCGATCGGCTCGCCCAGCAGATGGTATGAGATCACCAGGGCGGTAAAGTATTCAATCATTGCTGCTGCTCCATTCGGTGTCCTCGATCCAAGGCGGCTTTGGCAACGTGATGGCCGAGGCGATAGTTCTGTTGCAGGCGCCACACCTGACCTTGGTTGGGGCATCTGGATAGATGCGACCCTTCGTGAGCTGGCCGCAGAAGTCACATTCTACATAGCTGGAATAGTGCGGCTTCCATCCCTGGTCCGTCATTGCTTGACCCTCTTGAGCCAATCCGAGACCTTTGGATCTGGCGCTGGCAGCTCGAGCGCTCTCAATACCAGGTCAACCACCACCTGGGCCTGGCTTGTCTTTTGTTCCTGGGCGAGCGCGTCGATGCGGTCCTTCAGCTGGGCTGGGACACGCAGATAGAACCCCACCAGATTGGCTGATTTCTGTCGTTTCACAGTCACTTAGCGATTCCTCAAAAAAAATAGCGATTGCCCTATTGACATTAGCGATATCGGTGTGCAGATAATAGGGTGTTGATTGGCTATTGGATGCCGATCGTTCGGAGGTTCAAATGAAGAAGCAAGACAAGAATAGCGCGGCGTTCGACTTGTTCGACCAGCCTGGCGCAAGCGGCCAGGTCGGTGAGCGGCAGGTTGATCTCGAGGATCTGATCGCGTTCGAGGATAGCCTGCTGGCGAAGGTCCAGGCTGGCGACAAAGCTGGCGCTGATGCCTGGGTCGCCCAGGCCAAAGCGGGCCAGGTAATGCGGATCTGTTAAGGAGGAAACGACGATGGCAAATTATTTCAATTTGTCCGCCAAGGACAAAGATATCGAGGGTCTGATCGCGGCAGACGGATTAGCCTGGCTCTACCCCAGCCCGGCCCGTGATCTGCGGGTGCATGAGCTGGAGCGGGATTTCGAAAAGCGGTGGGGCGAAGCTGCCCCGGCATGGCCCGCTCGGGGCCGGTGGTGAGGAGATGGACATGTTCAAGATTTGCAGATGCTGCGGAACGAGGGCCAGCCTTCGCGCTCGCAAGTGCAAGCCGTGCGGCGGCCCTGCAATCTGGGACAAGCCCACGGCGATGCAGCTCGCAGAAGAGCAACGGCGCAAACAGCGCATGGAAGAAGTCGCAGCGTGGATCATGGCTCAGTCTGAGCCCCAACAATGAGGAGATAGACAGATGGCAGCACAGACTTTTGCACAAATTGCAGCGATCGCCCGCGCCTTGCCGTTGGGCACCCACGAAGATCTTGCAGACCGCGTGAAGCTGATGATCGACAACGCAGAATTGAACGCACACGACACCATTTATGTGGACAAGGCTGCGACCGAACAGGAGTTCGACGCGATCGCGCTTTCCACGCTCGAAAGCAATCTTTGTTACTGCGGCGATTATGAAGTGTGCATGTGGTTCGCTGAAAACGATACGCCCTTTTGAAAACCAGGAGACAGACAGATGAAAAAGATGAGTGATGCAGTGATCGTGGCCAAAGAGATCCGGGCGATCCTGAAGGCGCACGGCGTCAAGGGTTCTGTCCGGTCTGACAATTACAGCGGCGGCAACGCGGTGCGGGTTTACCTGGCCGACGAGATCAGCCCCGAGCTTTACGCCAAGATCTATTTCGAGGCGGACAAGTTCCGGGCCGGGCACTTCAACGGCATGGAAGATATCTATGAATATCGGAAGGTCGATGGGCCCAGCGCCGATTACATCTTCTTTAACAGCCCCGAGGGTTATCTGATGGGCTATCCCCAGGCGGAGGCAGCTTGATCTTGTTTGGCGGGCCTGCGGGCCCGTCACGCTGGACCAATCTCGAAGGAGGAAATGAGATGAGCAACATTGAAGCCATAACTTTTAACACGGGCCGCGCCTACACTGTGGGCGGCCAACCGATCAGCGCAGCGTTTGATGCCGAGACTGGCGTGATCGCTTTCGTTGACCACGCGCGCTTGATTGAAGGCGTGATCCGCAACCGCACCAGGTTGAGCCAGGCGGCGATCATGGCCGCCTACGACGGCGGGGCATACGAGATGCCGCGTCGGGAGGATCTTCCCTTGATCGATGTTGCGCGCCTGGCCGACCAGGCAAGCCGCTACCATTTAGCATGAGGAGATCGCAATGCCCTTTAAGTTTGAAACTGGCATAGCCAATGGCGAGCCCTTTCAGCGCCTCGAGTTCGAGACCTTCGAGGATCTCGAAACCTATTTCCTCAGCGAATGTTGGGGAAAGAAGGGCCTGCGGACCAAGGTGATCGGCACCGTGTTGCTGATCCAGGAACGGAAGGAGTAACTATGAAGGCGATCGTTTATTTCCGTGTGTCCACCCAGCGCCAGGGCGAGGCTGGTAACGGCCTCGACGCCCAACGCGAGGCGGTTCAGGACTGGTGCTGCGCCAAGGGCTGCGAGATCCTGCAAGAGTTTGTCGAGATCGAGAGCGGGCGCAAAAACTATCGGCCCCAGCTGTTGGCTGCGATCGAGGAGTGCCGCAAGCAAGGCGCCGTTCTGATCGTGGCCAAGCTCGATCGTTTGGCGCGTAACCTGTCGTTCATCGCAAACCTGATGGATAGCCAAGTAAAGTTTGTTGCGCTCGATATGCCCAACATGGACGATCCAGACGTTAGCCGCTTGACCATTCAGCTGCTGGCCTCGATCGCTGAGTTTGAGAGCCGCCGGATCTCGCGCCGGACGCGGGAGGGCCTGGCCCAGGTGCGCAAGCACAAGGCCCTGGGCTCGCCCTGTCCCGAGGTCGGCGCCGCTGCTGGCGGTGCAGCGCTGGCCGCGAAGGCCGCAGACAATGCGTTGCGCGTGATGCCCTACATCGAGAAGCTCCAGGGATACGGGCACACCAGCCTGCGCGCACTTGCCAAAGAGCTGAACGAGTGGCTTGTGCCCCTGCGCATCGACAAGAACAATCAACCTGTTTTGCCTGATCCTGTTCACGGCCCAATGTGGCAACCACAACAAGTCAAAAACATTTTGGAGCGTGCAGCATGAAACGATTTTGGAACGCACTGGGATCTCTGATCCTGATAGCTATAGGCAGCGCCATGATCTCGATCGTCCTGATTAATTGGATGATCGGGTGCGGCGAAACTTTCTACAACGCAGACGGATCCTGGGAGACTGGGAGCTGTTTCTTAATTCCATATGAACCAGTAAGGAGTCAGTGAATGGATGAAGTTGACATCAAAAAAATGCACCACCGCAACGCACCAGATACCGAGGTGGCTGCGGCAGTGCTAGTAGCCCCCCGCGTAACAGGGCTCAGGAAGCAAGCCCTCGAGGCATTGTCCAGGCAGACACAAGGAGCCACGGGAGAGGAGTTGTCCAGGATTATGGATGAATGGCTTTACTCAGTCAAGCCACGCATGACCGAATTGGCGCACATGGGTCTCGTCGAGGACAGCGGACGCCGCAAAGTAAACAAACGCAACCGCCAGGAAATCATCTGGCAAATCACAGACCAAGGGAGAACCTATATCAATGGCTAAGCTATCACCCGACAATCACCTAAGCGGCAGCGTCTTGCCTGCCTGGCTGGGCTTCAGCCCCTATCAGTCAGCCTATGACGTGCTCGAGCGCGCCAGGGCGCACAACAAAGGAGAGCCACGGCCAGAGCTGGACAGCTTGCCAGCCGACATCGGATCCGCGATCGAGCCTATCATCCTCGAGCGCGGTCTGCGTCAGCTCGGCATCGATCCAAGCCTGGTTTATCACCACACCGAAGATGGCGAGGAGGCGGCAAAGGAACACCCGAGCCTCGAGCTTTACTATTCTGATGACGGGATAATCGATCTGCCCGCGCCGATCGAGATCCAGACCAACGAAGGCCAGGGCATCTATGTGATGAACGATGATGGCGAGATCAGGATCGAAGGCAAGATTATCCTCGAGGCAAAGTTTACGACCGTGCCGAAGAAGCCAATAGATCCACCGTTACATCGAGGGCCACTCCAGCTTCAGGCTGGCATGATGTGCCACGGTGCAAAGTATGGGATCCTGTTCACCTGTTACAGCGGGCGCACGATCGAGATCCATATCTTCCCGAAACACCAGGACACGACCAGGCTAATTAGCCAGGCAGTGATCGATTTCGAGACACATATGGCAGAGGGCACATGGCCTGAGCCGCAAAACATTGAGGAGCTGGGCTGGAAATACAACGACCCAGATCCAGAGCCAGAGATCGAGTTGGATTCTGACCTGGCGCAAGTTGTTGAGATCTACCAAGACGGGGTAAGAGCGATCAAAGCTGGCGAGGAGCTGAAAGCAGACGCTACTGAAAAGCTCATGGCAGCGCTCGGCAATCACAAGATCGGCTCAGTCTACAGTGAGACAGGCAGGCAATACAAAGTCAGCTGGCCCTGGCGCACGATGAAGCCAAAGCCAGCGCAGCTATGCCCACATTGCCAGGGAGAGATCGAAGAGGCCAAGCCTGGCAGCACAACCAGACAGAAATCAATTAGCGTGAAAGAGGTTTGACATGAGCAAATTGCCAACACTTGCACCCCAGAACATGACCGAGGCGATGGAGTTTTCCAAGATGCTATCGGTCTCCGAGATGGTGCCGAAAAGCTATCAGCGCAAACCCCAGGATATCCTGGTCGCTGTGCAATGGGGCTATGAGCTGGGACTGCAACCGCTCCAGGCATTGCAGAACATTGCGATCATCAACGGCAAGCCGTCAGTCTATGGTGATGCCGCCCTGGCCCTGGTTAAGAACGATCCCCGCTGCGCGGGCGTGCAGGAAAAGGTCGAAGGTGAAGGTGATGCGCGCACTGCATACTGCAAGGTGAAGCGCCGCTATGGCGAAGAGATCGAGGAGACGGTCGCGCAATTCAGTGTGGCCGATGCGAAGCGCGCTCGGCTGTGGGGCAAGCAAGGCCCGTGGTCGCAATATCCAGACCGTATGTTGCAAATGCGCGCTCGAGGCTTTGCCATCCGCGATGCGTTCCCTGATGCCCTCAAAGGTGTAATCACCGCTGAGGAGGCCCAGGATTACCCTACAGAGCCGAAGGATGTTACGCCCAGGGCAAACCCCCTCGATCAGATCAAGGCGCCCCAGCCCGCCCCTGAGGCGCTCTCAGAGCCTATTCCAGAAATAGAGCCCGAGATCGAACCTGAGATCGAGGACGCAATCGAGGTGGAGTCAGAGGTTGAAGCAGACTTCAGCCCTTGGCAAGTGTTCAATCACCTGGGCAATCCGTATGGCAAAGAACCACCGCGCACATCCCAGGACTATGTGGAAATGCTCAAGAAAATGATGGGCGTCTATGCCAATGTCCAAATGTCATCTGATGGAGACACGTTTGAGCCACGCGAGAAGATGACAATGCTTCGCCAGGTGCGTGAACAGAACCAGGCACGCATCGATCAGCTGGGCGAGATGAAAACCAAAGAAGTCATGGACGCATATAAGACACATCTGCGCCGACTTGGAGCGGAGATGAATGATGAATGAGCGCGTGCGATTTAACCTGACCGAGAAGCAACGGGAGATCTTCGATCACATGGTGAAGATCCAGGAGCAGACAGGCATTACACCGACGCAGAAGGAATTGGCAGCAAAGTTTGGCATTGCCCAGGCGACAGTTGCCAAGCACCTAGCGGCGATCGAGCGAAGAGGCTGGATCCAGAGGGCGGCGGGGCTGAAGAACGGCCTCACGATCCTCTAGTGGACGCCCTGGAGTTTGACGATGCCCCGGCAGCCATCAGACAAGCGGATCTGTGGCAACGCCAGGGCATCGCGTGTCTCCTGTTGCAAAGCGGAGACACGCTCCTGCTAGTCACAAGGGAGGAATATGACTACAGGAGACGAACAGACAATCGCATCGGGCGACTGCCAATCTTAGAAGTATTTAGGGCAGCAATCTAGCTGCCCTTTTTCATTTTCTTTTTTGCACTGTCACGAAGCGCCTTAGCGGTTGGCGCCCCCTCCTCACCAGGCTTGCGCATCTTTTCGCCCGAGCCTTCAGCAATCCGTTTACGTTTAGCGTGGATGTTGGCCCACAGTCCAGGTTTCTTTGCCATCACTCATTGATCTCCCAATGCGGCGCGTCGATGAATGGCCGCTTCCCCTGGCCGCGACGTAAATCAATGTAAGCGTTCATCAGATCCTCGCATGAGCCATCCCATTTGCGGACATCATCAACGTGCCAGGCTGCGCCCCACCGCAACGGGACATCGATCTCCTTGGCGGCCTCGATCATCGCATCCCCGATGTCGTCATACAGGTTTAGCTCCCAAGATCCCCGCGATCCGCAGAAAGCCATGAGATCCACTGCCAGGCCATCAATGTGCTTGGACTTCATCGTTTGGCTGGCGCCCTTTTCTACCAGCTCACGCTGTTCCTCGATCGTGCGAAGGCCACAGATCACACCAAAGTCAACCTTGGTGTAATGGATTGCAGACTTAACGATTGCGACCATGCGTTCATCAACGCCCTCGAGCTTGTCCAGGCTGCGCTGCGATAGTTTGAATTGTCCCATTACTTGCCCTTCCCAAAAAATCTTGTTGCACTACGCACGCCGAAGCTGGCGGCGACAATTACGCCCAGAGTGTATTGATACCAGTCGGGCATAACTTCCAAAGCAGCAAATCCCTGCTCGGTCACGGTTCGCCCCCAGTTACCGCAGAAAGACAGGATCAGCGGGATCGAGAACAGAATCGTGAGCCATTCGTCCTTCCAGCTTGACGTGCTGGCCTGCGCCATAACGCGCTCCCACTCCGCCTCCGAAGTGGCGGCACTCAACATGATCTGCGCCTCGGCCTTGGCCTTGGCGACCTTGGCCTCAGTCTCAGCGGCCTTGGTATCAACCGCGCTCTTGAGCCAAGTGCCCGCCAGATTTGCTATTGGACCTAGTAATGCTTGGATCATTTTCTTGCTCCCATTGCATTGAAGCCAAAATAACCTACCACGACGCCACTCGCAGCCACACTATAAACTGGAGCGATGTCAGCCAAGAGCGACGAGGCATGATCGAGCCCCAGCCAAGCTGAGACAAGGATCAGAAAAGGATACAGAAGCATCCCAGCGGCACAGGCAATCGTCAACGCTCGCTCTGTGTCGCGCTTGGCATCTCGGTCCATCATCTCTAAGCGGCGATCCTCCAACATGATTTCGCGCTCTTGCTTGTCGATCCTGCCGTTGCCGTTCAGATCATATTCACTCACTTCCATTTCCCTTGCGACCTCCCCATGTAATAAATCGCCACGCCGAGGATAGCAGCGCCCGATAAAACAGCCAAAATGCCAACAGTCCACTCAATGAGAGCCTGCTTAATCTCCTCTTTGCGATAAGCGTGTTTCTCACGCTGCGCCTTAACCTCGCGCAGAATGTTCCGATAACGCTCTTGCCCCCTGTCCCCATACATATACCCGATCATCGTTAGGATTTCTTGCTTCTGCTTTTCGATCTTCTCTTTAGCCGCGAAGATTTCCATAGCTTCTGCTTCAGCAGATCTGCTAAACGATTTATACCAGGGTGGATTCTTGGCCTTCTGCTCGAGGAAGCCAATGTCCGACATAGCCCCAGCCCACTTAGAGAGCTGGCCCACGCAATCCTCGATCTCACGACCAGCAGCAACAATTTGCTTGATGCCATTAAACGATGCGGTGGCTGCGGAGATTGCTGTAATCGGATCGATCATGTGGCGGTAAACCTCGCTGGGCAAACATAGCTTGGGCTCACACGATAGAAGATATTGTCCCATCCGTAGGGGTGAGGCTCTTCGCAATGATAGTGACAGACCTTGTGGAACCAAGATCCGCGATAGTTAAGGAAGAGGTGTCCGTAGCTTATGAGGACTAGGACACACATTGTTCATCCCATCTTCACCAGGACTGAGACCAGCAACAGAATAATGGCACCGCTCGCGCCAATCAGGATCGATTCAATCCGCTTGATCCTGGTGAACACTTCCTTGAATTGAATGTGCACTTCGGTCTTGATCGCGGTCACGTCACTCTCCAAGCGATCGATCTTTGGTTCGAGCTTGTCGAGTCGGTTGTGTGCATCAGCAACGGTTTGCGCAGCCATCAGTCAAAGTCCTTCACTTCCTGCGGGGTATTGTCAACAACAGCCTGAGCAGCAGCACGTTCTGCATCGTCAGCAACGATCAGTGGGTTGTCCACAGTCTCGGTTGTAGCATTGCCTTCATCGTCGTAGGTGGTCTGCTCGACCTGAGCATCGAGGGGGTCGATGCCAGCCTGCACCCAAGTGTGCATGATCTCATCGCCCTCTTCGTCATACTCGCCAGACGGCTCCTCGAAGGTCTTCTCTGGCCTGCCATCAGCCAGACGATACTGGGCCAGCCGTGCAGTGGCCTTGCGGTATTCTGCAAGCTGCCAGTTGAAGACGTTGTTAGCCTTGTTCACATCGTGGTTCGCAGAGAAGTCAGCCATGAAGGCATCGAAGGCACCGTCAGCAGTGCGGATGGACTTCTCACGGGCTTGGGGCGGCCAATCCTTTGCGATATGCTTTTGTGCGCGCTTCTCAAGTTGAGCATCGGTGAGCGGCGCATCACCTTTGGTTACGAAGATAGCCATTAGTAATCCTCCCGCTCACAAATGATGCCAATGTCGTTGAGGTTTGTTGGAGCAGTCCCAAAAACTACAGTGTAGATGAAGCCGTCGTAACTGACCGTGTAGTCGTCGCCAGAGCCTTCTTTCTGCAAAGCGCCGGCATCGTAGACAAACTTTGGCTTCCACCCACGCTCAAGGGCGAAGTCAGTTTCAGAGCCATCGCCAGCGAACCAGAAGATCTCTTGAACGTAGCGAGGTTGATTACGCAGGCCAGCCAGTTCTTCACGTAGGTTTTTGGCATCCGCCGAAATGTAAACAGTCATTGTGCTGCTCCTTGATTTGCCCAGCGGCGTCCAGTTTTGATAAGACTGACAGTTTTTTCTGGCATATCAAACATCTTCGCCACTTCACGACCTTTCAATCCAGCAGCAAGTGCCGCTTTCACCTTCGCAATAGTGTCTGCGGTATATTTAGCCATAGAGTTTTTCTCGCCAGACCTGCCCTTCGTTGAGTTGATCGGCTTTGAAATGGCATCCTCAAATGACCAACCCCAACGGCCCAATCTGCTATGCAGGGTTTGCACAGAAATTCCAGAAGCCTCTGCCCATTCGACAAGCGTCTTGGTCTGACCGTTATGCGTTATCAATCTATTTACTGACGTGTTCCGCATTTGCTCAGTTGCAGTTGCCCAGCGACAATTTGAAGGCTCATAGTCACCATTAACGTCAATACGATCAATAGATAGCCCATCAGGGCGTTCGCCCATGTCTGCTAAGAATTGCTCAAAGCTATTAGCCCAGCTTTCACATACAGATATTCCACGACCGCCGTAGCGATGGTAGTTATCGTTGTTGGGGTTTGAGCAACGAGCCTTCATCGTTGCCCAGACGTAATATGTTGGTGTTCTAGACATGCCATGCGTTGTGTGCGCGCCCATCTCACACCCCCTATTCTTCGACCACTAGGCCATTGCTGGCACTGATTGCAGTTCCGACCGCAGTGGTCGTGTTGGATACTCGGCGCAAGCCTTGGAATACGCTGCGGCCAGCCGAGGTGCCTACGTGTAGTAACTGGCTGCTGTCGTCAAAAGCTAGGGCTGTGACGGCATCGCTAGACCCGAACAAAGTCGCTTGCGCACCCTCGGTGAACAAATGTTTCTCGTCGTTATATATGCGAGAAATCTGCTCGGCTGTGGGTGCAGTGGCGGAGATGCGCCAGAGTGCTAGGGCCGAGGCAGAGGCTGGGTAGCTGTTAAAATCACTGTCATAGCCAACTGAAGCATTTGGTGTCCCGTGGTTGATATTATTTGTAAATGCCGCAGAGGCCGACAGCACCCCATTCAGATAGACATATAGAACGCCAGAAACCCGTGTAATGCAGGCAAAACTCCAAGTATTCAGAGGAAGAGCTGTCGCCGCAGTCACTTTCCCTGCATACCCCGTTGTTTGCGTCTCCCAGAAGCGCAACGACCCAGATGCCGCACCGAAAATCCACCCGCCAGTGGATGATGTCACAGACGACCTTACAATGTAGGCATCAACAGCGTTGAAGGCCGAAGGCTTAACCCACCCCATCACGCAGAAGTCACCCGTCCCGAAGTCGAGGTCAGAGTTATACGGCTGCTCAAGGTAGTTGCTGGAAGAGAACCCACTGTAGGCCACCAGATCAGCGCCCGTTGCCACAGCAGTTCTGGTCACAGTGCCGTTGACGATCAGGCCGTTGTTGTTCACCGAGCGGTCTGCGTCTGCGAGTTTGACGGAGACGTTGTCAAAGTCAGAAAACTCGCCCACAGAACCTGCTGCACTTTGTAGTGTTAAACGAGTAGTGGTTCCTGTTGCTATAAACGTGTGCAAGTTTGTGCCTGTAGTAAAGGCCGTCACAAGAGCATTTGAAGCATTTGCTGGCGTCCCAACTAGCAAACGGGAAGAAACCTCAGTTTGCTCAAGAGAAACAACATATTTAACTCCAGTTACGGTAAAAAAGTCCTGATATGCGCTCGCATTGGTAGCACTATCATTAGTAATACGAAGCCTGTTAGACACCACAGACAGACTTGCGTTACCAGAAGCCGTCCACCCACTCGTATCCGTATCAAACGTCCCATTCGTCACCAACTCACCAGACCCAACCAGATCGGTGTCATCGGTATCGGACAGGAAGCAGCCCTTGATGCTGCCGTTCATCCAGCCTGTGTTGTAGGTGGAGGTGAGGAGGGCGGACATGGAAGTAGACAGATTTGCACTACTCAAAGCAAAGCATTGCAGGCCGCCAGTGCCGTTTGGAACACCGCTCACCGCCGAAGAGCCGCTTGTGAAAAGCGTGGCGCCGCTAACATACGCATCCTCAACACGGGTCATGAGCCTTAGAGGTAGGCCAGCACCAGAATAGCCGATGTAGGTTCCAAAGCCATCTGCTGCAAAGAGGCTCTCCTTATAAAGCTGGTAGAACGACGCATTGGTGCAGAAAAAAAGCGTCCCGTCACCGTCAAAAGCGACCCACCTCATGCCGACTGTCGAAGCACTATCAACAACCGTCCCATCGTCCTTAATCACACTCACGCCACCATTCGTCGCCACTGCAATCGTAGGCACAGGAAGCCCAGTCGCAGGGTCAATCGGGGCGTCGGGCAGGACGGTCATGGCTACGTCGTTGACGACGCCATTAACAATAGGAACTACTGTCCCTGATAAGGTAACGTCTGTGTTCCTGTCTACAATCCCAGAATAGCTCCCCCCTCGGGCCGAAGTATTTCCTGTCCTGTTCAAGGTATCAGCAATAAAGTTGATTGTATTTAGCCCAGATGCTGACGAGACTACATCCAAGCCAAAAGAAACAGTGCCGTTTAAAGCGGAAATGCAACTGACATCGAAGGTAGCGGGAAAGAACGCTCTTTCGTTATTCGTCCCAGCATCATTAAACACCATCCACATCGGCAGATCAGGATCATCGCCATCGTGGATCGTGACCTTATCGCTCTCAGCCACAATCACAGCAACCGCAGGGAACTCACGTCTGGAACCACGGGTGCTGGTGTTCAGCGTCTCGTTATACCAGCTTGTATGCTGAGTGCGCTTGCGCCATGCGCCACCGTCGCTGTCCTTCGAGGTGTCGTAGACGAACACGTCAACAGCGGTAACAGCCTTAGAAGCTGCAATGGCTTTTAGATCGAGCTCATTCGTTGTCAGAGAGCCATCAACGTCAGCGTTGGCAAAGGTAGGGCTCCGACCGAAAATCCCGCCAGTTTGTTTGATCGTCATACTCGCCTCCTTGCAGCGATATCGTTACGGTTGACCGCGAGCGAATTGTTATCTCGCCTATACCACATTTATGGTCTCTGTTCCATAATATTTCCAAGATTCGGGGATCTGCTGGGCCCCATTTCCCCAGGCTTCCACCAATACCGTTGTCCAAACTGATTGCGATATCGGGTCTCTAGGCGTTGCATATTTGAGCGCGCCTTTGGGTCTGCCATCAGTTGCAGCTGATCGATGACCAAGCGCTCGAGGGCCAGGCGTGAATACCAGAGGCTTGAGCCTGGTGTGTAGCGTGCTGCGAAGTTAATCATCTCACGCGCTGCATTGGTATCATCGCCCTGGGCAGCTTGGACAATATTGCCAATCGTCAGCTTGCGAAGATCATCGGCAAAGCCAACCACCGGGCCCGCTACGGTCTCGGCCAGGCCGCGATCAAAGCGGTTGACGTCCGAGAACATAAAGTCCCCATAGATCCCCAGGCCCCCGCCTTGCAGGAAGGCAGCCAGCCAGAAGGCATTGTCAGTCATGGGGCGCGGATCCCGGCCCTTGCTCATCTCTTTCAGCTGCATCGCCAGGGCGCCCATCAGCGTCGTCGAGATAATCAGGTCAGCGAAATAACGGCCTTTGTTCTTGGCGCCGGGCTGCGTCATGCCGCGCATCAGGTGCGTGTTCACCAGGGTAATGCCGAAGTTTTTATACATGGCAAAGGATCTGGTCAGCTCACCCGAGATCGTGCCTGGGCGGGTCTCCCCCGTCAGCGCAATGCGGCCACGCAAGCTCGAGGATGGCACTGCAAAGTTTGTCTCGGTCTCGACCATCTCCATCAGCCTGGTTGCTAGGTCGCGTGCCAGGCCAGGCGCAATATCTGTGCGTGCCTCGATGTCCTCAGCCCGTAGGAAGCTGGCGCCCTCATGCTCATAGAGCGGCGAGCTGCGCATCACATCCCAGCGATCGGCGCCGATGTTATATCGCTCCATCGTCTTGCGTAGACGCGGATCCAGCTCATCGAAGCGCTTGCCCACGTTGTCAGCCA